CCGGGTTGATGGTATCGACATACACACTGAGAACCGTGGTGTCGATATTGCCGTCAGTGTCAGCTTGAAATATCTCGTGCAGGCATCGCAGTGTAGTCTGCGCGATAATCGACGCGTAGATCTGCTTGCGCTGAGCGGCGAGTATCTTCGAATGGCTGAATGTGTCAGTAGCCTTTACGTGCTTCACTGCTTTTACATCAGGGGTAATCGTTTCAAATGGCGGAACATCATAGTTCACCACCAGTTGACGAGATTCAGGTGAGAAGACAATGACGGAGGACTGCGGGAAGCCCTCAGGGAGCGAACTATGGGACAAAACAGCCGAGAAATAGCCTGAAATTGCGTCCGGGTTGTGCGCGCGAAGCGCCTTCGAGCACTCATCAATTGTTTTGTTGTGTTCGTCTGCTTGGCGTTTAATGCGGGCGACTTCTGCGGTGTATTCAGCCTTGCGTGCCTCTATTTTACCGAGTCGAAGCGCCTCGTCGGCCTCGTATTTTCTGAGCGCCTGCTGGCGTTTTCGGTCTGAAGCTTCCTTTTCCCGCTCGTACTTAGCTTTTCCTCCTAGCAACATGAAAAACCAAGATGGGCGCGGGGTGACGTATTCCCAGTCTACGGGCGCGCGATTCGGCGTTTCAAGGTCTTCGAGATTTAGTACGGGAATATTGGGTTTGACAATCAGGCAGTCCAGTGAAAATTTCTTTCTACTGCGGATGCCGTCTGCAAGAATGCTGGATAGCTCTCCAATTCGAGCCTCCGCCTCTTCCGTCATGCCGGCCGCTTCCTCCGCCCTTGACTCCAGGTAATCGCGTTTGCGCTCTTTTTCGTCGCGCGCGGAAGCTATTCTTGCTTCTCGTTCGAGTCTTGCCTGCTCCCGGGCGCTCCGGGCTGCATCCCTTGCTGACGCCCTTGCTTGACGTTCAAGCTCCCTGGATAACTGGTTAAGGCCACTAAAAAATCCCCTTGCCACGGCTCGCCCCTTACTTGATGCAAAATAAAAGCCCGCATTTGCGGGCCTCCAGTATTCAGTCTTTTTTCTTCGCGTCTTGCAGATCCATTGCTCGCTGCACAATCTCAAAAATTGTAGCCCGGTCGAGGGCTGACAGTTTTGTCGCCAGATCATCAGGGGAGGACGCCTCAACAATCACATGACCGCCACCACTCAAAACCGGCGGGATGTCATCGTGCTGAACGTCCATCCACCCTTCTGATAGGTTGCGCACCACCTCAATCTTGCGCGCCATATCGTCGCCGATGTTCTTTTTCCCTGTCCTGATCCGGCTCAGGTAGTTCGATTCCACTTCTAAATCTTTTGCCAATTCCGCAGCTGCCCCTCGCGGCTCAACCAGCGATAGGAAGTTCTTCAGGCGGATTTCTTTATTTGTGAGTCCCATCCGGAAATGGTAGTTGCGATTACCCAATGGGTAAATGTGCTGTGGGGTGCTTTTGTGTTGATTTGCTTGCATATAAGTTACCCCTAGGGTAATCTTCGTCTATGAATTTCAAAGAGTTTTGGGCCGAATTAGGCCCTGAAGAAAAGCAGATGTTTGCCAACTCGGTGACCCGGAAAAAGAAGTATCTGGATCACGTTGCCGCAGGGAGAAAGCTCCCCGGCAATGACTTGGCAGTCGACATCCAAAAGAAGACGGGCCGTAAGGTTACCGTCTATGACCTTCTGCCGCTCCATGCCGAGAAGATCTGGCCAAAGGATGAATGGCAGTTGATCGAAAAATAGTTGTTTGGCGGAGACCTGCAGGCGGGGAAACCTGCTGGTCTCCTGGGGAATGAGCAAGGGCGTCGCTCACAGTTCGAATATACGGCAAGAAAATTGGAACGGATACATGAAAATGAAAGGCGAATCATGCAAGTCGATCACGTAAAGCGCCGCTTTCCCGGCTTCTTCTCGGCTATCCACGCCGACACAAGGCGCTTTCCTGACAACGGGATTACTGGCGCCGCCGAGGCAACCTCTCGCAACCCCGGGACTCTGTCCAATCAGCTCAAGCCGGATAACTACAAAGAAGCCCCGACGCTAGAGACCGCTCTGGAAATGATTGAGCTGACCCAGTCCGTTCGCACCGTCAATGCCATCGCGAGTCTTGTTGGCTGCGTCGCCGTCCGTGTCGACTCCCATTCCGCGCCCACTGACATCCGGACCTGCGCTGAGGTTTTGACGCAGCTGGCCTACAAGGTTGTGGGCTTCGGTCTTCTGGAGGGTAGCACCGGGCGCCTGACGCACACCCAGCGCGATGAGCAGGAATGCATCCTCAACGAACTAATTCAGATGGCTCTTGCATATCGCAATGGACTCAAAGGGTAGGGCGAAGCCTGCGGCCAATAACGAGCAGACAAGAAAAAGCCCACTTCATCGCGGGTGCAACCGCTCAGTGGGCTTAATCAACATTTGATGGAGTGATTATGCAAAACACACCCTCGATAGTCAATAACAACCTCACGATGTCCAGTCGCGAAATCGCGGATCTGTGCGATAAGCGACACGACAACGTGATGGCCGACATTCGCACGATGCTTGTCGACCTGAATTTGGATCTACTGAAATTTCAGGGCATCTACCTGGACGCCTACGGGCGCCAGCAACCTTGTTACGGACTTGACCGCGAGCTGACCATGACGCTCGTCACCGGTTACAGCACGCTTTTGCGCAACCGCATCGTCAAGCGCTGGATGGAGCTCGAAGCCAAGCCGGCGCCAGTTACAATCGAAGCCCCGGCGCCGCGCGGAGGCGAAATGCGTGGCATGGCCGTACTCATGGCTGCCGGCGTCATCAAGGAGCGCGCCGCCGTTGCCGCGCTGCAATGCGTAGAGCGCGAGACGGGCGCTGACCTGACCGACTTCTATGCCGCCCTCCCGAACGTCGCCAGTGACCGCGCTGGCACCCTCAATGCAACCGATATCGCCGAGTCCATGGGCTGGTGCGGATTGAACAACAAACCGAACGCCCGTGTTGCCAATGTGAAGCTGGCCGAGGCCGGACTGCAGGAACAGATCAACGGCGAATGGAAGCTGACCGACAAAGGCCAACAGCACGCCGAATACCGCCCCGTCGCCACCGGGCGCTCGTCCAAGATGCAAATCCAGTGGAAGCCGTCCGTGCTGACCGTGCTGAAAGAAAAAGCGGGGGTGGCTGCATGAGTATCAAGCTGATGTCCCGCGCCTGGGAAATGGAAATCCCCACTGGACAAAAAATGATCCTCCTGGCACTGGCCGACCGCGCCAGCGACGAGGGTGAGTGCTGGCCGGGGAATGACGAATTGAAGCGCAAGGGCAGCATGTCCAGCCGCTCGGTGGTAAGCCACATTGATTGGCTTGAAGACCATGGCCTGGTGCGCATTGAGCGTCGACAGAAAGGGAATCTTCGCCAGTCGAATCGCTACATCGTCACACTCGATTCGTATGTAGCGGCCGGCGGGCTGGTTAGATCAGAAAGTGCAAATTCTGCACATGCAACCGTTGCACATGCAAATTTTGCACATGCAGAATCTGCACCCCCGAATGTGCAAAATTTTCCAGTTGAAAGTGCAAATTCTGCACATTCCTTTAATGAAGATCCGTCATTGAACCATCAGTTAGATCCATCACTGGTGCAGGCAGCTGCTGACGCAGTGCCTAGGCCCCGCAATACTCGTCCGAAATCAGAGCCCAACCCCCTGAACGTCGATACGTGGAAAGCCTACAAGGCCGCCTACGTTGTTCGCTACGGCGTGCCGCCCGTCCGGAACCAGAAGGTCAACGGACAGCTCGCCAATCTGGTGAAACGCTTGGGCGCCAATGCCCCTCAGGTTGCCGCGTTCTACGTCGAGAGCGGTAACGGGTACTACGTCAGCCGTGGCCACTCTGCTGACTGCCTGCTGGCTGACGCCGAGAAGCTACACACCGAGTGGGCGACCGGGCGCCGGGTGACCCAGTCCACGGCTCGCCAAGCCGATGCCACGCAAGCCAATCTCGAAACCCACAACGGCGCGCTTGAAATCCTGCGTCAGAAGGGGCTGGCATGAGCGCCGAGAAGATTCTTGAAGCCATCACCGTAACATCTGAACTGACCGGCACCACGTTATCGGAAACGGCCAAGGCCATGATGACTGAGGACCTGCTGGCCTACCCGCTGCCCGCCGTGATGCATGCCCTGACGCGCTGCCGCAAGGAATTGACGGGACGCTTGTCGCTGGCGGCTGTACTGGATCGACTGCAGGGCTGCGATGGTCGACCCGGCGCCGAGGAGGCATGGGGGATGATCGCCGCCAGCCTGGCTGATGAGCGGGTTAGCGTGGTCTGGTCGGAGGAAATGGCCCTGGCATCTACTGCCGCATCACCGCTGATCCAGATTGGCGACAAGGTCGGCGCCCGAATGGCATTCCGTGAGACCTACGAACGGGTCATGGCTGAGGCCCGGGAAACCGGGCTGGCACCGAAGTGGACGCTATCCGCCGGCACTGATCGTGCAGGGAGGGAGAGTGCAATCAAAGTCGCCGTGCAGGCAGGGCGATTGACCACTTCTCATGCTGTCGCCCTGCTGCCGAGTGAATCCACCGAAATGCGGCACGAAATGCTGACCGGGCAGGTGCTGAGCATCGAGGACAAGCGCCGCGCGGCCATTGCTCTTGGGAAGATTCAGGGACTGCTGGCGGCGAAGATTTCGCAAGGGGAAACGGCATGACCGATACCGTCTACCGCGAGTTTGAGTTGAAAAGCGAAAGCGTCGCTGGCGCGCTATGGCAGTTCCTGAAACTCAACGCAAAAGCGCTCTCAGAAGCCGGTAAGCCCCTGTGGTGCATCGTTACCAATGACGCCAAGAAGCGCAACAACCTGCAGAACGCCAGGTACTGGAAGGCAGTACTGAAACCAATTGCAGATCAAACCTGGGTGGCCGGTCGGCATTTTGAATCCAAGGCTTGGCATATCCACTATGCCGAAAAGTTCCTGCCGATGATCGAGGTTCCCATGCCAGACGGCAGTATTCGACTGGAACGCACGTCGACCACCGACCTGAAGGTCCGCGAGTTTTCGGAGTACATGCAGCAAGTTGAGGCTGATGCGGCTACTGAGCTTGGCGTCCGGTTCGATGCTGATCCGAGTCAGCGCCAGGCAGGAGGGCGTGGGTTATGACTACCAAGGCGGAGAAAGCTCACATGAACCGCGTGGCCGAGATTGGCTGTATCGCCTGCCGCAAAGTCGGCTTCTACGGCACGCCGGCAGAGCTGCATCACATCCGCGAGACGGCCGGTATGGGTCAGCGATCTGATGCTGATGAGGTTATCCCGCTCTGCCCAGCGCATCACCGAGGAATCATGCATCCGGCCGTGCCGAGTATCCACCTTGCGCGCAAGGCGTTCATGCGCCAGTTCGGCAAAGAAGCCGATCTGGTTGGAGAAGTGAATGAGATTTTGAACCCAAGGGGAATGGCGGCATGAGGCGAACAGGAATGAGAAAGCGGGTATACCGCGTGGCACTGGCCGTGGTGGTGGCCTGCACCGTGATATTTCCGTTGGCGATGGGGCTGCGGTGATCTGGCACCGGGTGACGGATCTGTGTATCGAGTCCGGCGCCTGGCGGATTTTTCGATATCCGATGGGCGACCCGGAATATTTCGAATTGTGGTGCTGGCCGAAGTTTATCGGGCGGTTTGATACATCGGAACAAGCAAAGGGGAGTGCATTAAGTGGAGCAAAGCAATCAGCAGGAGGTTGACCCGACTGGCACCGATCAGCACCAGCCCGGCGCAAAGTTGGACGCAGGCAAGGTACGGCCAGACCTGATCCTGTCCGGCATGCCGCGCGCGCTGCTGGCGGTCGCCCAGGTAGCCACGTTCGGCGCCGCGAAATACACAGAGGGCGGCTGGCAGGCTGTGCCGGATGGAATCAAGCGCTACACCGCCGCTATGGATCGCCACCGTCTCAAAGAGACGTTCGAACCGGTTGATGCCGATTCGGGTATTGCCCATCAGGCGCACCTCGCATGGAACGCGCTGGCGCGGCTGGAATTGATGTTGCGGGAGGTTGTATGAGGCACGCAGTATGTCCGCCAGTGTTTACCACGGCGATTTGGATTGAGCTGGCCGTCTTCGTCGCGATGTGGGCGGGCGCGATGTGGGCGATTCATCGGATGGAGCGGGATTTCGAGGAGGGGAAGAAATGAAAGTGACAATCACCGAAGGGCTGATCCTGATCGAGGGCTTTGACCGGCCGGCGACTGCCGGGGCAGTGGGCCACTCGTGCCGCACCGCCGCGCAAGAGGCCGCGGCCTGGGCCGTGAAGCGACTGGGCGAGGAGATGGAAAAGTCGCTCGCCTTCTACCGGACCGGCGAGCCGATCGACAACATTGCGACGGGCGATTAAATGACCAGTGCTACGGAGCGCATGCAGGCGCTGGGGCGACTCAAGACCGGCGCCATGAACAAAACCGAAGCCGCGTACGCGCAACTGCTGGAGATGCGCCGCCAGGCCGGCGAGGTCGATTGGTACAAGTTCGAGGGTATCAAGTTCCGACTGGCTGACAACACGTTCTTCACTGTTGATTTTGCCGTTATGAGAAGCGATGGCGTTATGGAGATGCATGAGGTTAAAGGCTTCATGCTTGATGACGCAAATGTGAAGATAAAAGTTGCGGCATCGCTGTATCCGTTTGTCTTCAAAGTTATTCGAAAAGGAAGGGGCGGATCATGGCAAGTGACCGAGATATAGAGCGCTTTCTGGCGAAGGCGATCAAAAGGGATAGTGGCTGCTGGGACTGGGTTGCTGGCAAGAAGGGCGGCGGATACGGGGTCTTTTATCTGAACGGCAAGGTGAGAGGGGCGCACCGAGCCTCGCTATTTCTTTTTAAAGGCCATGATCTCGATACCCCGCTTGACGCCATGCATTCTTGCGACAACCCAGCATGCGTCAACCCGGATCACCTTGTTTATGGATCTAGGACGGAAAACATGCGTGACGCATCAACTAAAGGGCGAATTGTCAGGGCTCAGGATTGGCATGGTGAGCAGAATCCAAAATCAAAATTGTCGAGTAGGCAAGTTCAGGAAATTATCTGCTTGGCGGCGAGTGGTTCAACAAGAACCGAGATCTCGGCAAGGTTCAAGGTATCTGACGTTAGGGTCTCTCAGATTCTAAAGTCAGCAGGGATGTCTTCTGCGCTAACGGCAACTGAGGCGGCGGCTCGGGTGCGCCGCGCGAAAACGCATTGCAAGCGCGGGCATCCGTTGAGTGGCGATAACCTTCGAATTAATACAAACGGGGGCAGAATCTGCATCCAATGCAACAAGGCAAATGCATTGGCAAGGAAGACAAAGAAGGACGGCGGCGGCTGGGCGGTAGAAGAATTTTGATTATTGGGGCGTAATTCAAAAAGGGGCGGGCAAGGGCGATGATGTATCTAAACGACGAGCATGCAATTCGAAAATGTTTCGAAACATTGGAGCGCAACGGGCTGAAAATCGCCACCTACGGGGAGAATGTGCCGTCAACCGGCAGCAAGCTGAGCATTGGGGAATGCCACGTCAATGCTGCCTGGGTGATTAAATGGTTGATGGAGCTGCCAGCGCATCAGGGGCTGGTGCTGCGGCTGAAGTATGGCACCGACAATGAGACTCGCCGCGACGTGACGCTGGATCTGTCCTCGTTCGTGGTGCTGGAGATGGGGCGTGCGAGTATCAACAAAGCGCAGGCCCATTTCATTCTGTCGATGTGGGCGCAGCCTAAGCTGATTGCGAAAGAATACGCATCAGGGTGCAGGCCGGAAAAGAAGATCACGCCGGCCGATTATATTGACGCGTTCGACGTCAGTCCGGACTCGGCCACCAGGCATATCCGACGCGTGTTCGACCTGGTGGATCGCTGGCGCCGGGAGGCTATCGCCGCTGTCCACCCCAAGCTGCAAAAACTGATCAGAGAGGATTTGGCGATGGTTGCTTGACGCGAACTGCGGATTTGACTACTATAAACATGTAGTCTGCAATTTTTGCGTCTACCAGAAATCAAACCCGCCAGCGCCAAGCGTTCGCGGGTTTGATTCATTCCAGCACCACACCAAATTCATAACCCCACATCTTCACCGGTGTGGGGTTTTTTGCATCTCAGTAATCAGCAACTGACGGATAGCTGCGGCACCGACTTCACCGGCCCACGCCTTCACATCGGGCGGCACTTTGACAGTGAGAGCGACGAGGCCAGCGGCTCCGTCTTCTGCCTTGCGGCCGGCGCCCGGTCGAGCGCCTCCGCGTTTTGGTTGTTCGGCCATGTCAGTTCAGAACGAAGTCTTCGTCGAATTTTGCCTTGTGCGCAGCCATGTAGGCGTCGAGAAATTCTTGATCGGTCTCGACTGTGCCATGGATTTGCTCGCACAGCTCGTCGTCCATCAGCGCGCGCGCTGCGGCCATATCCACCGGCTTGCCATTGAGCAGTACGTCAGTAGCGACTTCGGTGACAACGATTTCGCTGGGTTCGCCCAGCCGTGCAACCATGTCCGCTTCGGACTTGTAGCCAGCATCTTGCGCTGCGATATCACGGGCTTCCTGTGCGGTTTCGGCTTCGATGATGCCAAAGTCACATGCGTTTGCTACGACGTTAAATGCTTTCATGATGCGCTCCTGAGTGAGTGGTGTTTCGTTCCGTCCTGCTATGATTGAATAGTATACCAATCAAACAGGATCCGCAAGATTTATTTGAGCCGCGCTTGCGAGTGTGGCTTTTTTGCATTCTGGGCACCCATGAAGCTATCCGTCACCATTGGCACCGACTACCAGCTGCCTACGGGCCGGTACGCGCGCTGTGTCGCCATCGAGCATCACCAGGTGTCATTCGTCTATTGCTGCTCAGGCGAGCCGGTAGCGATCCCAATGCAGCACGCATGGGAGCTATGGGGCCATCCGGCACCGTACGCTGCTTTCGAAGGGGCCGCGTCATGATCGGACTTAAGACAGAAGATCGCCAGGGTGAGCATTCACTCGGTCGGATCGCCGAGGCCGCGCACGAAAGCCGGCAGGGCGTCGAGGATCCGGAAGACTGGATTGAGGCCGGCACGCAGCAGATAACCGAAGACGAGCAATCATAGCGAGAACGCCATGCCTGATATCGAACCCCAAGTCGCCGAACACCCGGCGCACCAGTTCCTAGACGCGATTCTGGAATGTGCCAGACAGCTAGGCGGCGATGCGCAGGGTGAGCTCCAGTATTTGGTGGGCGAGGTGCGGAAGGTGCTGTAACAACAACTGGTATTGTCGGGTGCTGATATAACCCCGGCAAAAACGCATCAAATCACCTAAGTGGTATTACGTGACGCCTAGGAGGCGATGCCCCTATGGCTAGAGAACTTACACCAAAACAGCAGAGATTCGTCGAAGAGTACCTGCTTGACCTTGACCCAGAACAAGCGGCACTAAGGGCTGGGTACAGCCCAAGCGTGGCAAGGTCAAAGGCGTTTCAATGGGTAAGCAAAAGTAAGCAAAATCCCAGCAAGAATATTGCTGTTGCCGTGCAAAAAGCGATGCAAGCGCGCTCAGAAAAGACCGGCATTACAGCTGAGGCTGTGTTGGAGCGACTGTGGAATATTGCCACTGCCGATCCGAATGGTCTGGTCGAATACCGCCGCAACTGCTGTCGGCACTGTTGGGGCGAAGACCATCTATTTCAGTGGACGGAAGGCGAGTTTACCGAGGCGCAGCGCAAGGCCGACGACAAAGGCGACGATCCCCCCGAAATTCAAGGTGGCTTTGGTTTCAATGCCACCCGCGTACCGCACCCCGAATGTCCAGAATGCGGTGGCGATGGACGCGGGCACGTTCACATCCACGACACGCGCAAGGTCAAAGGCGCCGCCCGTCTGATCTATGCCGGCGTAAAGCAAGGCAAGGATGGCACTGAGCTGAAGATCGTCGATCAATTATCGGCTCTGAAACAGGTTGCCGAGCACGTTGGATTGTTTCGCGACAAGGATGCGAATAGGCGGGCTCAGGAAGCGCACGAATCACACATGGCGATTGCGGCCCTTGATGCGGAGACGAAACGCCTCGCCTTGGCTTCCCAAAAAACCACGGATCAATCGAGCGACGAAATGAGTTCTGAATACAGGTTGCCGGTCGATGAAGATATCCCCCAGAAACCAATCCTCTGAAGCCGTCAAACTGACGCCAAAGCAGGCGAATATTTACGTATGGGGCTGGCAGCCAGAAGCCCGGTTTCGTGACGCGGTCTGCGGGCGCCGATTCGGTAAGACGTTCCTCGGTAAAGCCGAGATGCGCCGCGCGGCGCGCCTGGCTTCTCAGTGGGGTGTGAGCGTTGAGGATGAAATCTGGTACGCCGCCCCGACTTTCAAGCAAGCCAAGCGCGTTTTCTGGCGCCGACTGAAGCAGGCCATTCCGCCGTCATGGCGTGATGGTAAGCCGAACGAAACGGAGTGCGTCATCACCTTAAAGTCCGGCCACATCATGCGTGTGGTCGGGCTGGATAATTACGATAACCTGCGCGGATCGGGGTTATTCTTTGTCCTGGTCGATGAGTGGGCCGACTGTACGTACCGGGCGTGGGAAGAAGTGCTGCGCCCAATGCTGTCGACGTGCCGCTACATTGTCGATGAGGCCGAGCGGCGCGGCGGCCATGCTTTGCGGATTGGCACCCCCAAAGGGTTCAACCATTGCTATGACACATACAGCAAGGGCCAGCCCGGTGGCGCCAAAGACCACAAGTCATGGTTATATACGTCGCTGCAGGGCGGCAACGTCCCGCCGGAAGAAATTGAAGTCGCCAGGTCCGACATGGACCCGCGTACGTTCCGGCAGGAATACGAAGCCAGCTTTGAAAATTTTGCCGGGCGCGTTTATTACGCATTTGACCGGCGCCATAACGTCAAGAAATGCCCACATAACCCCGCATTGCCCATCCATGTCGGGATGGATTTCAACGTCAACCCGATGTCGGCGACGATTTTTCAGGAACAATCGGACGGCGAAGTGTGGCAGACCGGGGAAATCATTATCCCGACCAGTGATACCGGGGAGATGGCGAGAGAAATTAAGACGAGGTATGGGCGAATGGCGAATGGTGGCGCGCAGGACGTGTCGCACATCACCGTTTACCCGGATCCGGCCGGTGCGCAGCGCAAGACCAGCGCGCAGGGCAAAACCGACATTAGTATTCTGCGCGACGCGGGGCTGAGGGTGATCGCCATGTCGTCGCACCCTCTGGTGCGCGACCGCATTAATCTAGTCAATGGCCGCTTCTTGAGTGCCGCGGGGAAGCGAGCTCTTTATGTCGACCCGTCCTGCAAAGAGTCGGTCAAGTGCTACGAGCAGCTGACCTACAAAGAAGGCACGAACGAGCCAGACAAGAAAATGGGGCTGGATCACGTTCCAGACGCGACCGGTTATTATCTCTTCACCCGGTTCGCGCATACGCCAGCCCACGCAAAACACGTCCCGCACATGAATCGATAACAGGCTCCTCATGTACAAAACTATTCAATCAACGTGGGATCGGGATAAAGATATGCCGCCGCGCGCGTTCCGCCTATCGATGCTGCGGCGCGTACTGGACGGCACGATGTACGACAAACTGCCGCACCCGTTTCACACCGAATCGACCGGCGCTGATGAATATGTCCCGCTGCGCGACCGGCGCCCGAGCGTCAGAACCAATCTTTGCCGCACTGTGGTGGATGATTCGATTGCCCTGCTTTTTTCCGAAGGGAATTTCCCGACCGTAGAGCTGCCGAACCTCGATCAAAAAAAGCAGATGAAACGCCTACTGGATGAAATCGGGCTGAATGAAGTCATGATCGACGCGGCGACGCGCGGCAGCGTGGGCAGCATTGCCATCATGCTCAAGGTACTTAAAAACCGAGTTTTCTTGGGTGTCATGGATACCGACACCCTGACGCCGGAATGGGATCCGCAGGCGCCAGATACACTGGTGACAGTCGCCGAGCAGTACAAGGTCAGCGGCAAAGACCTTGATGCTGCGGGCTATGCCATCCTTGACGACGAGCTTGGCGCCACATTCTGGTTTCGTCGCGAGTGGGACGCGAATGCAGAGACGTGGTTCTGGCCATGGAAGGTCGCAGACGACGCCACGACCACGCCAAGCGTCGACAATGAGCGCACCGTTACTCACAAACTGGGTTTTGTGCCGGTCACCTGGGTGAAAAATTTACCCGGCGGTGATGACATCGACGGCGCATCGACTATGCACACCGAGGCGATCGACTGTCAGATTGAAGTCGATTATCAGCTGTCGCAGGCTGGCCGTGGACTGAAATTCATGTCCGACCCGACCCTGGTGATTACCGAGGACGGGGATAGTGGCAATCAAGGGCCAAGGATCAAGGGCGCCGCCAACGCGCTGATGCTGGACAAGGAAAGCGACGCCAAGCTGCTGGAAATCAACGGCGCCGGCGTGGCGGCGGTCATCGACTACGTCAAGCATCTGCGCGAGATTGCGCTCGAAACCATGCACGGCAATCGGGCGAGCAATGAAAAAATTGCCGCAGCGCAGTCCGGCCGTGCCATGGAAATGCTGAATCAGGCCCTGATCTGGCTGGCGGGTAAGCTGCGAATCAGCTACGGCAAGGGCGCCATCATCGATCTGGTCGCCATGATTGTGCGCGCGTCCGACAAGTTGGCGCTGCAATTCAAGGATGGCACCAAGATAGGAAAATTCGACCAGGCTGCGCAGATCAGCCTGCGCTGGCCGGCATGGTACTCGCCAACCCTGGGTG